AGCGATCCTGTTTCCGGACACTCCATCACGCTTTACACGGATGCCCCGGCACTCGTCGTCTATTCCGGCGGATTTCTCGATGATTCCATCGGATTCCCGGACGGCACGCACTCCTGCCCGTCATGCGCCATCGCGCTCGAAGCCCAGGATGTTCCGGATTCCCCACATGTTCTGCCGGAACATTTTTCCATCACAACGCCGGAACATCCGTTTGAGCGGACGATCCGGATCCAGATCCGGTAAATGTCGCAGTAACACTTACAGTTCTGCCGCTGGCAGCTTCTTTCGAATTCCTTGAAATACAAAAAGGGACCTGGCCATCATCTGATATGCCAAATCCCTTTTTCCTTTATTTGTAACTATTCAGTACCTTCTCACACCTACAGGAATCTCCCCACTGAGCTTTCCTTCGGATGCATAGTTTCTGTTATATTGTCACCACCGGATCCAGATCTTCCCGCTGTATTTCCAATTTCCATACAGCAGCCGTCCAAACAGAGCCAATGCTGTGAGCTCAAAAAAGCGGATCGTCAGGTGGTCGGAACCTGCAAATGTCGTGAGCAGAGTCAGGAATGCGACCAGTGCAAGATACAGGAGATTCATTCCTTGAAAACGGACAAACTGTTCTTTTTCCTGGATCCTGTCATCATTCCGGATCCGCTCATAAGAACGTCCTTTTCCTTTTAAAAGGCGCATTCCGAGTACCGCCCATTCGATCGTTAAAATACAGAGTACATATTTCGCCAGCATAGACATTCTTCCTTTCCATGAAAGTTCTCTGCAATTTTCTCTTCTATCCGTCCCATGAGTCTTCATGTTTTCTATGGTCTTATTGTATCACATGCCAACGCAGCTGTCACTGTCTCCTTCTGCCTCTCTCGTGCTGTGTACAGTTGTGGCAGCAGATTTTGCCGATTCGGAATGCGAAGCATCGGCAAAATCAGGTGTTGTCCCTGATCGTTTGTCCTATTTCGATTGATAGAGCACTACATTTTTATTTTTTAACGTCTGTTTCACATCGATGACTCTCTGGTTCGCGCTGCCTTTCCAGTGCAGGGTCACATCTTTTTCTGCTTCCACGAACGGTCCGTCCACCAGGACATCCACGTTTTTCAGAAACGGAAGATCCCGGATGTCTTCCCACAGAAATCCTGTATACAGCCAGATCGTCTTTTCCGGGAACTTTTCGTGGATTTCTTCGATCAGATTTCCCACTTCTTTCCGGTTCTGCCAGTGAAGCGGATCACCGCCGGAGAATGTCACGCCGGAGATCCAGGATGGCGCCAGCGCCTCGAAAAGTTCCTGCTTTGCCTCCTCGTCAAACGGGAGTCCGCCTTTCACATCCCATGTCACCGGGTTCTGGCAGCCCGGACAGGCATGGCTGCAGCCAGCAAGCCATAAGACGGTGCGCAGGCCGTCGCCGTTTAACATGTCCTCTTTTGTAATGTTGTGGTAGCGCATGAGATCACCTCTTTTTTATTTTATATTTTCACGCAGTGCACATATTCTTGTTTTTATTTCATAAAAACAAGAATCTCTCGGGCGTTCGCCCTATGTAAATTTTGCCAAACACCCCCTTATGCAAGCAAGCTTGCAACTATTGGTTTCTTTCTATTGATGCAGTGCACATCACATCGATTTCCGCTCCGCGATCTCGGCCATCTTCGCATCATTCAGCCTCGTATCGCCCTTGACGCGGGAATAGCTCAGATATCCGTTCATACGGTCGATCTTTGTCAGGTTTTTGCTGCCGCAGACCGGACACACATCCATATTTAACTCCTCGTGTCCGCAGTCATCGCAGTAGGACAGCGACAGGTTCACGCCCTCATAGAATCCCATCTTCATCGCGCGGCGCACGAGGGAGCGGATCGCTTCTTTATTGTAGTCGATCGGATATTTCACGTACTGGATCTTTCCGCCGTTGGAGAGTTCCCAGAACCGGTATTCGAGGTTCTGCTTCTGGATCGGCGTGATATCTTCCGTCACATGGCAGTGGAAGCCATTGCTGACATACTCGCGGTCGGAGACATTCTCCACGATCCCGTATTTTTTCCGGAACTGCTTGACCTGAAGTCCACAGAGGTTTTCCGCCGGTGTCGCGTAGATCGCATAGAGGTTTCCGTCCTCGTGTTTAAACTGCTCCACCTTCTCATTGATGTGCTTTAAGACCTCGATCGCAAACGCCCCGTCTTCCACCAGGGATTTTCCGTTGTACAGTCTCTGCAGCTCATTGAACGCTGTGATCCCGAAGGATGCCGTCGCCGTCTTAAGGAGTGGTTTGATCTTATCGTGAAGTCCTAAATGACCTCCGTAGAATCCGCCCTCACAGTACGCCAACGGGTTTGTGGACGCGCGCATCTCTCCAAGGTACGCGTAAGTCCGGATATGGATCTTCCGGATCAGCTCCAGATAATAATCCAGGACCTCGTAGAAATCCTTGCTCTCCTGTCGTGCCTTTGCAAGCATCATTGGAAGATGCAGGCTCACAACACCGATGTTGAAGCGGCCGACAAACACCGGAACATCATTCTCATCAGCCGGTTCCATGCCGCCCCGCTCATACCACGGAGAAAGGAACGCGCGGCAGCCCATCGGGCTGATGATCTTCCCGTATTTCTTGTACATGCCGGCGATATAACCTTCACCGGTCAGGGAGAGCCA